TTGTTTACGTAGAAAAGCAAACTTAACAAATACCATTGGTAGAGTTAGAAATTATAAGGATAAACCTGTAGGTTGGAAATCAAGAAAAGGATGGCACACCGAGGTTAATGGGGTTAACATATTTTTAATACCTTTCAGTTAATTCCCAACTTAAGTGAGTCAGGTTTCCCGCCCCTGCAGCGCGCGTCATCGTTAGTGTTGTGGAATTTGTCAGCACAAGGTCGGATGAGTACGTGTTGTCAGGTCCGGTGGTGGAAAACCCAAGCACACGCAACTCAGTTTTCGCCGTGTTCACAGTGCTGATCGTTGCCGTCAGAGAACTGCCATTCAGAGTCAACCGACCACGCTGGATCGACTTGACCGCCCGGTCACCAGTCGGTTGCCAATTAGTTGTATCACTAGATGGATCAGTAGTACCAGCACCTGTTGTACCGTTTTTTCGCATATAATACTGGTTGTCACTTGGGCTCCAAACAACGTTACCTTCTTGATATGTTGTTCCAGATACCCATTTCTTAGGTGATGATCCACCACCGAATAATTCACTACTATTACTCATTATTATACCCACCCATAGGTGGCTCCTGTATCAGTTATTGTTGCACCAAATGGTGCATTATCTATATTCATGTTGCCAGTAACATTTCTAATCTTGTCAGAACCATTGGGTGCAACAATTGCTGCTGTAACTCCAGCTAACACAATCACATTAACCTGTTTACCATTACCAGAGATAGCAGGTAAATCTAATGTACACGATGCTGTGATTAAGTAAGTTCTCCAAGGTACTGCAGTTGTATTTGTACTAATCGCAATAACAGGCCATGCTCCACCAGCTACTTGCCAATCAGCAGATACTCCCGGTTGACTTGTAGTAACATTTGCTAAGTTATTTAATAATGCCCAATAAGCACCATTGTGAAAAACACTAGCTGGTTTATTTAGGGCACCAGTTAAGGATGACCAATCTCCTTTGAAATTAGCTAAAGCTGAAATGTTTGCTTCACTAGCAGATGCTGAAGCTGCAGATGCAGTTGCTGATACAGCAGCAGCATTAGCAGAGATTTCATCCGCATTAACATCTGCAGCTAGAGCATTCGCTTCTGTCGTGAACGTAGGTAATGCACCTAAGAAAGCATCTGCTCTATCTGAGAAATTAGCTGGGTCTTGCCTACTAGGAGGCGTTGGTAAAGCTGTAATTGCCATACTGTTCCTTTATATACGAAAGCATTAAGGATGCTTCCTTTATTTTTGTTTCTTTATTTTTCATTTAAGTTAACCCTTCAATTTCTAGACTACACAAGCTATAACTAGGGTAAGATATTACTGTATTGAAATCTCTGTAATATCCATATATAACAAGTGTTTCTTCAAATCTAGTATCTTCACTTGCAATCCATACAGAAGGTTTTGCTCGTAATGAAATAAGTAAGCTTTGTACTTTATTTAGTTGCAAATTATCCACAAAGACTTGAGCACTTAATTTCTTACTAAACGCACGCTCTACGAAAGTAATGTTTCCAAATTCGTCAGTATTTTTTACAGAATAATCCGTAATACCTGAACTGGCTCCATACTGAGTACCACCTATGTTATTTAATATTCCAAATAGCGCTTGACCTATTGTTACAGGATCACCAAGTGAAGTATCTAATCTGATTGTTATAATAGAACTAACATAAGAAGGTATTCCTGTGTAGATAATCTGAGTACGTTCTATAATAGATTCATCATAAAAATAATCATACCAGTCAATAATGTTACTTACAGCTAATCCTTGAGAATCAGAATAAACCAATCCTTCAGTTGGATCAAACAAAGTAAGTCTAGATGTTGATGCGTCTACATTGATTAAAGCAGCAGAATTAATTGCACCTAATTTAAGCACAAATGTCATTTGAGTTGTAGCACTTGATTCAGTGCCAACAATACCGTCAAATGCAGCGTGCATATTATCTGAGCCTAATTCTAACCACCAAGTAGCAATACCCGATGTTGGAGTATGATTCAAATTAGTGTTTTGAGTACTTTCCCATAACTTATTTAAATACCTAACTACATTTCCTATTGCATAAGTAGTACCACTATTCCATGCAGCATTAGGATCAGTTACTGTTGTATAAATCAACCCTGTACCTGTGATAACATCTGCTGCTCTAGTCACAGTGCTACCTGTGGTGATTATCCGACTAGTAGCTTTAGTACCTAACTCCAGTTGTCCGTAGGACACTGTACCAGTCACTGTGAGCGTAATACTAGTAGTGGTAGTAGTGAACGTCAACTGAGTCAGTTTAAACGCTCCTGTACCTGTCATAACAGCGCTATGAGCACCTGATAAAGTTATAGAACCTGTACCGTAGAAAGAACAAGTGTATTGAACACCTGAAGTTACTGTTACAGTTTGAGTACTTAACGTAGTTGAATTTAATACTAAATTAGTACTAGCTAATTCTACGAGAATACCCTCAAAATCAGATGTATCTGGATTGTAATTAAATCTAGGAACATCAATTGCTGCAGTAGTTAATACCTTACTCTCATTCCAATATGTACCTGTTGTAGACCTAGTAAATGAACCGTCAGTAGAAGGAAAGTCATTAGTTTTTATTACTTTCATTATTATCCTTTTGTAAAGGACCGTGAGTTAACACGGCCCTCTTTCCTTATTAAATAGTAGTTACAGTACCTGAAATTTCAATACTGGTTCCATTAGGAGTTACTCTTTCAAATAACTTCAGAAGTTTAGTATTACTAATAGCAGTACTAATAGCAGCAGCTTCTAACTGTTCAACTTTCGAATTCAATCTTCTGATTTCAGAAATTAATGCATCAGAACCACCTAGCATAGAAGCAGTTTGACCAGCGTTATGAACATATCCACCTTGATTAAAATTAATTAATTCTGGACCTTGTTCACCAACTAAAGCCATACCACCTGAATAATTACCACCACCAGCAAATGCTGGTACGGTTAATCCATAGTTGTTAGCAAGTTGAGTAACTGTCTGTTCCATACTATTAGAAGTTAATGCTTGTGCTCTACGTAATTCAATTAATGTACTAGCTTGACCTTGAGCAAGAGCAAGTAATGTTTGACTTAATGCAGGAATAGCTTTAGCAGCTTCTTGATCACCACCACGAGCTAATTCTGTAGCTTTTTCAAACTCGGCTTTAGCTAAAGCCAGTGCATCTTGACCTGTGCCTCTGATTAAATCTCTGATTCGTTTAACTTCACCCCATATTGAATCTACGATAGATTGCCATGCATTCGCAATAGAATCTGCAGCTTTTTCACCTGCTGCTCCACCGCCTGAACTAGCATTTGCTTCACCACCGGGTTTATAGTACTCAGATGTAAATTGCTGTGGACCGTTTGGACCAGTTGGAGTTGTCTCAGATTTAAGGCCAGCTAGTTTATTTGCAGCTTTAACTGCAGCAGCTACTTGAGCATCTGTACCACTACCACGAATACCCTCAACAGCAGATCGTATATCACCACGAGAAGCAGCCCTAAGTTGATCAACGCTATAATTAATACCAGCAGCTTGTAGTTCACTTTGTACAGAAGAATAAATATTACTTTGTTGTTCTTCCTGAGAATAGAAATTCTCATAGTAACCACTAAGTTGTTGTTGAGCAGCAGCAAGACCACCGAAAGCACTAGCTAGTGAAGAAGCAGCAGAAGCACCAGTTACAGATACATCGTACAAGGTATAACCTAATGTACTAAACATGGAATTAATTCCAGTTAAATCTGTACCTAGACGCTTTAGTGTTTCAGCAGTAGTTTCACCTTCAAGAGCAACAGACTTAATAGCATCACCGTAGGTAGCTGCAATTTGTTCTGTACTGAATTTAAGTAATTCGGCATCAATTGCAGCTTGTGCTGCTGCAGCATCCATACCAGTAGTATTAATCTCAATTGACTTGGTAAAATTACCAATACTATCACTAGTTAAACCAATTGATTTACCGTAGGCTTTATTTGCTTCAGTAATCAATAGAACATTATTTTTAATGTAATCGGTTGTACCTTGATCAGCAACAGACCAGTCTCTGTTAGTAGTCGTTCCACCACCACCTAAACCACCTGTTTGTTGAAACTCTCTGAATCTACCTACGCTACCACTTGGTAAACCGTTGGCACCACCGATAGTAGCAGTAAGACCACCACCTTTATCATCTACTTTATAACTCATTAAGTCTTTTAGTAGTAAGGCTCCACCAACAATTGGACCAAGTGATCCAGCAGCCATACCTAGACCTTGGGATACAAATCCATTACCAATCATTGCGCCAGCAGACTGTAGACCAGCTATCATCCCTGACCCAGATAATGTATTCATAAAACCAGTAGCAAGTGTGCTACCAAATCCACCAATAGCACTACCAATACTTCCTAGTATTCCATTACCACTAAACATACTGGAAACACTAGACATGATTCCACCAGAGCCACCTGAGTTACCACCACCAACACCAAGTACAGAATTAACTACAGCGTTGATTTGTACATTGATTTTCTCACGGAAGATACCAACAATATAGTCTTTTAGTTTCTTAGTACCAGCTTGACCACCTTCAAATAAAGCAGTTGTAATAGCATCGGATAAATTCTTACCAACACTTAGAATTTTTTCACTATACATGATCTGAAATTTATCAGCAGATGCTTGCATTAAACTATCACGAGTAGATGCCCACTGTTGATTAATTCTATCAAGTTCAAACTCCATAGTATGAGTATTGAACTCATCTTTGTTTTCAAGTTTAGCGTAATCCTGTTTTAGTTTTAATCTCTGTGCTTCAAATCGTAGGCCAGCAGCTAAAAGTTTATTCTGCAAATCATGTTGTTCAGTAATCACAAATTGTTCATCTGCTGTTTTACCTAAGAGTTCTAATTTCAGACTAGTTTCCTGAAGAATCTTTGTTTGATCTTCTTTTTCTTTAGTTAAGAATTTAGTATTTTCTTCACGAATTTTGCCTACTTCTTTTTCAGCTTTAGCTAGTTCTTTTTGGATATCAAGTTGTTTTTCTATTAGATCAACTTCATTAATACGATCAACCAAACGCATTTGTTGTTGTGCAGATAATTTCTTGAATGAATCATCATCACCTAAATCCATTAACAGTATTTGTGCTTTAGATAATTGTTCAACAGCACCAATAGTTTTGTTCTTTAAATCGTCAATACGTTCAATAGATTTTCTATACCAACTTGCGTCATCTTCTGCACCTTTCATTGCAGAAGATTTAGGTTGTTTCTTTTCCTTCTTTGGCTTGTTAGCTTTATCCCATTCAGCAGCAGCGATCTTTTCGATATCAAGTAAGTTCTTTGCGGTTAACTTATTACGTTCACCGAAAGCTTTATTTTGATCTTCGATTGCCTTAGCAATAAATTGTTGCTTAGTTAAAGTTTTTGCATCAAGTTTTTCAAGGTCTTCTTTAAGTTTCTTTTCTGCTTTAGTTCTTCTTTCAAGACCCATAGCAGCTTCTGCATTTGTCTTACGAAGTTCTGCCGCAGCATCTGCAGCAATCTTAGCATTTTCTTTAGAGTACTTACCTTCTTGATTAATTTTATCAGTTAGTTCTTTGTATGTTGCAACACGATCTTTTTCAGTATCGTAGATACCCATAACTGAACTTTTGACACTATTGAGTGCTTCTTTTGCAGATAATGTTCCAGTAGCAAAATCCTTCATAGCACTTGCAGCAGACAACATTGTAGTTGCAATAGCTACAGGTATTCTAATTAAACTAGTTAATACAAATGCTACGTTTGTTAAAACTAACAACAGAGTATCGAAAGTAAAAATAAGAGGTTTCAGGATAGTATCACCACTTACAGCAAAATCTTGTAGAGCACCCCATGTATTATTTATACCTGATTTCAGATCAACCCATAGTTTACCCATTGAGCTAAGACTAGCGTAGGTAATATCTGCTTGTTCCTTGATAGCTGCAGTTAGTATGTTGGTAGCTTCAGTAGTAGCAGTAATTTCTTTACCAGCGTTTACTAATTCAGCAACATAAGCAATTTGAGCAACAGTAACTAAACCTGTTTGTTCTGCATATTTAGTTAAAGTTTCTACAGATTTTTCTTTTAAATCACCGAATAGTTTAACTGTTTCTTTAATAGCAGGACCACCTACACGTTCAATCGCTAAAGCAGCTTCAGCTACTTGTAGGAATGACTCGGATGCGATGTTACCTGACTTAGCGATTTCACTGAAAGTATTTAGTACATCTACACGAGTAGCACCCATACCTGATAATGTAGTAGCCAAACTTTGTGCGTATTCTGTTGTAAAACCAAGTTGAGCACCTGTAGCTACTAGACTAACAGATAGCTTATCGTTAGCGTTTGTTACTTGTAGAAGTGCAATAGCTGATGCTACTGCAAATGCAGTCATGGCACCTAGACCAGCACCAACTGCTGACATAGCAATTTCAGATACCTTCATAGCTTTACTAATCTTAGCAAAACCAGCTTCACCTTCAGCAGCCCATTCAGCAAACTTTCTTGCTTTTAAACTATCTACAGCATAAGTTACACCTAGAATATCAGAACCAAATCTAGCTACAGCTTTAGCTGAATCAGTGAATGCACCAACTACGAATGAACCAAGAGCCATTACAACATCTTTACTTCCGTTCACAATCTGTGAGAAAGCCATAGATAATGCTCTTTGCATTTCATTACCAGAAGCACCTACTTGATTCAACACACCACGTAACTGGTCACCCTGCTGGATCAACACCAACAGAGGATTCTGTCCACCAGCTAGTGAGATACCGATATCACCTAATTGAACACTAGTCGCTCTCGCTAAATAACGAAGTTCTTCTTCTCTGCTGTTCTTAGCTTTAGATTGATTAGTTGAGTTAATTGTTCTTAGACGTTCTTCATAAGTCTTTAACATCTTTTCAGCAGTTGCTGCATCAACACCGGATAACTTTAACTGTTCTCTGAACTTCAATAGACGATTACTTGAGGTTACATTCAGGTTATCATTAAATCCAGTTAAAACAGCATCAACACGCTGCATTTCACGGGCAAGAAAGTTATTAGCTTTACCTGCATCACTGCTAGCTTTATCTGCTTGCTTCATGGACAATGCCATTGAATTCTCAGCATCTGTTACCTGTTTAGCAGATGTAACAATATTGTTAAATTCTGCGTCTAACCCTTTTAAGTCTTTACCTTGTACTTTAAATTGTTCAGTTAATCGAACATGCTCACGACCTAATTCCTGTAGTTGCGTACCAGTAAAACCAAGACCTTTAGCATAGATATCATTCGCTACAGTCATCACTCGGAGTTCATTAGCAAATACAGTAGCTGCACCTAATGATTTATCGAACGGCGAAACCCCCTGCATTGCACGTTGAGTCTTCAAGTATTCAGCAGTACGCTCTGTGGCTTCACCTAGGGCTTCAGCAGTAGCTAAAATAGATGATTGACCACGGGAGAAACCCTCGGACATTATCCGAGTAATGGCAGCTTGACGTTCTTCTACAGACTGGCGTTTACGAGTAGCTTCAGTTACAGCTTCAGTTGACTTAACTTGTTGTTCGTTAGCTTTTACAGTTTTATCTGCAATCGCTTCTGCTTTAGCGTTGATTAAATTAGCTTCAGCCTGAGTTTTAGCAGCACTTGCAGAGGCTTTCTCTAGTTTACTTAAATTACCTGTAAGAGAAGATAAGGATGTACCTAGTGCTTCAATTTTTTTAGATGCCAAGTCTAGTTCATCAGTTTGAACTGAAAATTTGATCTGATCAAGTTGGAGCATATTGCACCTCTATTCTTTCTTTATTTGTGTTTATCAAGCCACATCAACGCGGCGTTAAATGCAGGTATTAATCCTAATCTAGCCTTCGTTAAATTTTCCTTAAGTAAACTAATGTAATGCACTTAAAGAAAATAAGCCCCAATAAAGGAGCTTAAATTATTTATTATTGGTTTTATTCTTTTCTTCTTGTTCTCTCGCTGAACTAATAGCAATAGAATCAAACATTTTTATGATATCTATTTCATACTTCTCTGGTTCAATTCCGATCAAAGTGAAATAACTTAACATTTCAGTATATGTTATCGGGGATGCACTAAAACCTGAAGCTCTTGATTTATTGAGAGATAAGAACCAGTCCCAATATTGAGCCATTGATTCAGGTAATTCAATTTGTTCAGTTAGTTCTTTTGGTTTTTTCTTGGTTATTCTCTCTACTGCTTCTAAATGTTCACGCAAAGTTTTACCGTCTTTTTGAACAGCAGACAATTTAAATTCTTGTTCTGCATAATTCTTTGCGTGAAGTACATCCTCTTTACTGAAAGTTTAGAAGCTGATCGCTTTCCTCCATGATCTGAGTGCGAATCCATGAGTGTTCACGTAGAATACGTTCAGCATTTTCCTTAGTAAAAGGAATTTCAACACCAGCTTCACCTAGACCACGCCAAGAGATAATACGAGTAATACAGGATTCAATTGCCATATCTTCAGCGTCTTCTAAGGACATTTCTTCATCACGACCTTTACGTTTAGCCATGATTTCCTTCTGACGATATTCAGTATACTTTTTACGAGCATAAGCACGAGCAGCTTTGGATTCAGAACCACGTACTTTAATAAAAGCACCAGTACGCTCTTGAGTACCGGGATATTCCAGTTCAAATTCGTAACCAGCTTCAGAGGTTTCAGATAGATTTTTTACTTTAAGATCAAGCATTGTTTTTCCTTTCGTTCATCCAATAGTATTCCTTTGTGGTTATATTTGGATTGGTTAATATTTATGGTAGAATGAGTTATTTTATATAATATGGTTTTGATTCTTTCAGAACCATAACTCACGCTATAAATCAATTATAACATACAGGTCTAAAATAATCAAGTTAAATCGTAGTAATGAATCTATACTTGTGGTACAATAATGGATTGATTAGAATAATTTAGGAGGTGTTTGTGAAAATTTCAGTAGTAGGTGAAAGTATTAGAAACAGGGTGATGGATGTTATACATAAAACAGGCCTAAATATAACGGTGGATTTTGATAATGCATTTTACAATGAATCTAAACAACGTGTAGTTAATGTAACTTGTAACCACTTTAGAAGTTGTTGCTTGTTCAATGAATAGTCGGGATGTTAGATTTACTGAGAAGACTATCAGGGACTATTATGTTGATAATTTATTATCTAAAGATATACCTGAAAGATTTACCAGAGGAACTTCTAAGAGAAAACTTAAAAATGGATCAATCAATTATAAAGCCGATGGAGCAACAGAATGGTTGTTTATACCAGCACAATAAAATAAACCCCAAGAACCAATAAAGGAACTCGGGGTTTATTTAAAAGTTAGTTATTAAACTACTGCTGTGTCAACAACTTGAAGCGTAGTTGCGGGTAAACCGGTAGATGTAACATCATTTAGAACAGCAGTAAAAGCTGCCGTAGCTACAATACCTAAATCTGTGTCGGCCTTGGAAAAACTAGATAATTTAACCTTAGGTAGAACGAAAGTCATAACTCCGGCAGTTTTTTCCTCACCAGTAGCTAAAGCTAGAACTAATGTAGTGTTTGTTTCATTTTCAAATAAATCACGAACAACACCATCCTCAAAATAGAGACTTACGTTTCCAGTTACAGTCTGAGTACCAGTAAAAATAGCTTCTGCACTTTCAGAACCAATACATTGTGAAGGTTCCATCGCTCTATCGGCGCTAAAGTCAAACGCCGTAACGCACGCGGTGGTAGTTGATCCGTTAATAATAACAGCACCATTAACAGCAGCTACAATACCTGTTGTGCTCAAGGCTGTAGGAGATGTGAAGTACTGAGATGTACCAGTTTGAGCTAACCCTTTCCCCATTAATGTGAAGTCAGTGGTAACTAGGCCAGTTGCAGGAACAGATACATTCCACGTACCAACTTTGCAACCTGTGTGTACTTCAGATTGTGCAATGTCGGAATAGAATTCTTCAATAGTCGCTGATTGGTCAGTGTGTGCTGTCAAAGGCATCAGTGTTTCTTTACCAACTGATGCCACAGCTACAGTAGCGATTGGACCTTCAGCTACAAGCGCAGTAGCACTTAGTAAACGAACAGTAAGTACTAGAGCAGCTACATTAACAACAAGCATGTTGTTACCAACATTAGCTGCAGCTAAACCACCACCAGTCATACGAATTACTTCACCTACTTTAAATAGATCAGTAAGAAAACTTCCAGTTGCACGGGTTAGAGTGTATAACCCAGCAGAAGGGCCAGCTACTGTAATAGAAGCACTAGCGGTAGTACCACCAGCAACGAAATCCTTAGCTAGAATCATTTCAATTAATTCAGTATAAGAACCGGGAGATAATTCACCAGATAAAGAACCATCGGTACTCTTTACACCAAGACGAAAATCAGCTACTTGCATATCTGTTCTAATCTCTGAACTTTGGTACGACTCACGAGTACTGTTAAAATCTGCAGAAGTTCTGCGTAGTAATTTAGCACCAGTATCACCAGCTAATACACCGAAAGTTGTTTCTTTCTTAATAGCTACTTGCTTACTAACGCCTTTTGCTTTTGTTGCCATAATTTAATTTCCTTATATATTTTGCAAAATATGCTATTCAGGCATAGCTGCCATATCAATCCGCGAGTATACTTTTAGGTATTAACTTCGCAAGTTAAATCGATTAACACTGGTACAATCAGTCTATCATTAGTAATAAATACAGAACCAATCCTAGGAGTTTCCAGTGATCTAATTAATACATTACCTTCGGTTGTACTCCAACCTTTATGGAATGTTGTTCTCAACAGTTCAGCACGAGTAAGTGCAGCAGCAGTACCTTTACCTTTAATGTCGCAAATAAAGATTTGAAACTGAAGGTTTTCTCTGTGATATCCAATAGGAAAACTAGGATCATCTGGTGTATTGAACACTAGTTGTGTACGTTGGTACATTGCGTTGACAGGTGGAGTAAATTCCACACCTTCATGGGCAGTTGGTACTGAACCTGCTACTTGGGATAACTTACGCTCTACTGCTTTTTTAATATTTAGTATTTCTGCCATAAGTCCCTTTTATTTCTCTTTTATTGTTTATAATAGCGTATTAAGTTGATTCTGTAAGCATTCATCACTTGGTCTACTGTTGGTCTAACAATACCTGTTGGAGCTTGGTCAGAATAACCATTCTCAAGCATATTAATATAAGGGCCAGTATTACCTACGGTAAACGACTGTCCTAGTTTGTATGATTGCATTTTAGATTTCACAATACTCAATGCCTCAGACCCTGAGTAAACGTCCTGCATCTGTAGTGATCCTGCGTAGCTAACTTGCCAGCTACCTTGAGCAAAACCAGCCTCAGGTTGTAGATAAGTACGAGCTTTATATAATGATTCATATTTTACATCATCACCTAGTGGAGTATTACTTATAGCGGTCATTGCAAACTCATAAGCAAACCCACGAACCATATTCTCCATTCGCCTTACAATTTCAGCGTGAGCTTTCCTTAGACTCTCCAGAGTTTTACTTACGTCAGCACTGATCATGATTCTAGCCCTTTACAGCGATTATTCTATAAAGTGTTACCGTACTACTAGCAACATGTTCCTGATAGCTCTGAACGCGATATACGCTGTTCTTGTAGGCTATTTCATCGTTGAGTTTAGGAGTGAATAATAACGGAGGGTTAGCTAAGTAAAACATGATTGCACTTTTATTTACCAAAGATGGATAATTGTAGTTATTAGCTATAATCTGTTTTGGGTACATACGTAATGTGTAGTCTACAGATGTATTAATAGTACTTCCTGTTTCAACATCATATACTCCAGTTGTAATGGATGAGTAAACTAGATCGATACCGTGTCTTTGCAATGCCCCTTGAGTAGCAGTTAAAAAACTCATAATTAAACCTCAAATGGTTTTGCAGGAAATACAGCATTACTTTCATTATAAGGATTAGTTATTATATTATTATCCAAATCTGAATTATTAGCTAGCATGTCTGTTTTAGAAACACCCCCAATGTAGCCTTTCGCTGTTTGTGTCAGGGGGTTTAGTGACTGATCTTTGATATACATTTGCAATGCTAATCTAAATTGTTCCGCTACTTTAGACCCTCTTAATGAGAAAATATCTACAGTCTCGTCCCCACGTTGAGATAACATCATCAATACAGTTCTAGCAGCATCCAATGCTGTTCTCGGAATACTGTTACTGTTTTTTTCTAGATAGTAAGCATAAGTATCATCTGTAAGTAACGGAAATGCGGGGTCTAAGTCACCAATCTCTAATCTAACTTTTTGTATATCGGTCCAAGCCATATTTATTCCTTCATTCAGTACAAACCTGCGTTTGTTAATTCTAATAATTTAAGTTCACGCCATTTAAAAGCTAAAGCAAAAGCAGGTAATATACCAAACTTACTGATCGAAAAATATTTACTCACTCTGTTGGATTTTAAATCTGTTAAATGTGCAATGTATCCAACTTTACCCTTTTGAACATTTAATTTTATTCCAACAACTCCGGAGTTATTTCTAGGATGTTTAGTTTGCTTTAAACAATTAGTTCTTTGGGAACATAATTCTAAATTATTAATGTTATTATTTAAAGGATTTCCATCTATATGATTTATCACCGTGTCAGGATCTATAAGATCTTTCTTGTTATATAAAACCCATACTACTCTATGACATTTCAGATACTTGTTTTTAAAAGAAAGACTCCATCCAGTTGCTACATTATTTTTATTAAACCAACCTACTTTTTGACCTTTAGTTGCTTTTAATTGACCAGAACAATTAAATCTATCAACTTTCCAAATCAGTCCGCTAGGAGATATTTCAGATATTTCAAATAATGAATTTAATTCTTCGTATACTAATTTATTTATCACAGGAGAACTTACCTTATTCACTAACTTTAATTTATGTTTTTGAATTAGGTCGTGTTCAATTTTCAAAGATTCAATTCTTGTTAAATTTGTAGAAACAATTTCAACCATTCCACCGTCGTCTAAAATATCTAAATAGTCTTTACTTCTATTGTTTCTCTTATGAGGTCTATCTAGCGATCCTTGACCTATGTATCTGATTTCATTATTTTTATCAATTAACTGATATACACATTTATTATTCATTAATTTCCTCAAATTAGCCTCGTTGTAAGAATAAAGGCAGAAAGGTGAGGAACCTTCTTTTCCCTCCGTCGAGGTAGCCGTTATTATAATTTCTGTTATTATAACACAAAGAACTCCTTGTGAGAATTCTTTGCAGTATAAAGCCTTACTTAAAAGGCTATCTAATCAATTAAGATTAGTTGGAAGTTGTACCTTTGATAACTAGAGCAGGGCGACGAACGATAGAAGTTACATTGAACTCACCGTCGATATCAATACCATCACCCTTTGGTGACCTGTAGGTCCAGAGGTAACCACGTTCTGCAGTGGTCCCAACAACATCTAATCTGTTAGCAGGACCAAAGTAAGATACGAAAGTATCAGAAGTACCAGTAGGAACGAACACAACTTCACCAGCAGGGATTAAGCGCTGACCAGCTAGTACAGTACGGACTTCGATGAATCGAATACCTGCGTAGGTAAACTCACGATATAGACCGTTGTTACCACCAGCACGATTACGCTGGATCATCTGACCTTCAGTAGCACTAAAGTACTGATAAGCAGTTTGAATCTTAGCGTGAGCGATTAGTTTAGCGAACCACTCGGGGCTGCAATAAGCGATAATACCAGTGATAACATCACCTGTATTTGCGTTATCTTGCATATGAGCAATAACTTCTTCAACCTTAGCTACAACGTCAGTACCAGCAGTACCTAGAACGAAGTCAACAGACTTTTGGACAATACCGAAATCAGTGAACAGATTACCAGAAATAGTACCGTTTGGACTATATAGATTACCAGTAGTTAGAGTACTGAAACGGCTAACTTCCATAGTAATATCCATGTTGCGACGGATACGTTCCATTTTACGAGCTAGAACAGCAGCTTCGGTTTCTGCCATATCGGTAGAACCATACGCGCGTTTACCTTGGATATCTTCAGGCTTGATTGCGTCAACAACAGGGAAGTGAGCAATAGGGTAAGAACGAATCTTACGGTTGTCATCCTTGTTAGCTTGTGGTTTAGCACCACGGAATTGGTCACCGATTAGACCAAGCGTTTGAGATTGTTCTTCAAAGGTAACAGTATTGGTGCTTAGAAATTCTTCAGAGAATAAACCTGAATCATTTAATAGGGTCCAAGAATTAGGGATTAGCTGAAGTTCTTGGGTTACGTCTACTACTTCAAAAGCATTAGTATAAGAGCGAATAGTTGCCATTTTATATTTTCCTTGTTATTGTTATGTTAGATTAAGCAGACTTATCTAGAACTTGAATACCCTTGGCTTCAAATGCAGCATAAATAGCAGCTTTCTCAGCGTCTAGATTATGTGATGCATCTAGAACTAGAGCACCTGCGCTAACACTAGCTGGACCACGAGTCATTACGACTAGTTTGGTATCAGTGGAAGCAGCGATTGTCTTATCTTCAAGTACAATAGCGGCAGCGGTTTGTGAACCATCTACAGCGGTTTGTACGCAGATCATGTACTTGCCATTAGCAGTTACCTTACCCAGTACTGTGCCAACAGCGTAGGTCTTGATAACAGCTTCATTAACAGTTACGACTTCGCGGCAGTAGCCTACGTCAGTCCATTTTTCTTTCTTAACTAGGTTAGAAAGACGGAGTGTATCAGTTGCGATTACGGTCATTTTATATTTTCCTTAAAATTATTGTTTAGCTTGTTTTGCTTTTAGGATACGTGCAACTGCACTTTCCGGTGGTTTTTCATCTTCAGAAACTGATGCACCTTTTTCTTGGAACAGGTCAGACTTCTCTAGGGTTTCTTTTGATTTTTCAACGGCTTCTTGCATGGAAGTAATAGCACCTAAAAATGCAGTAAAATCTTCATCAGATTCTAGAGCTAAGGCAGCTTTTACGATTGGAGCAACTAGCTTTTCATCCTTAACAACAGCAGTAAACTGTGCAGTCTTGGACTTAGTAATTTGTTCTTGCTTTTCTTGTTTAAATACTGCAATAGAATCGAGTGCTTTCTGGAGTTCAACAGATTTATCTTCTAGAGATTTCTGTAGATCAACCAAAACAGACTTCTCAACCATTTCAACAGTAGCTTCTGTAGTAACAGGTTTTGTCATGTGTTTTTCCTTTGACTTTTTGGTAATAACTGAGGTTGAAACCCCCTTGACCTCGCATGCGTTTGTTGAGGTATCTGACTCAGCAGCCTTAGCCACTTCTTCGGATTCTTTTTTAACTAATGCTTTTTCAATCAGTACTTGATCATTAAGCATTGCTAGATATTGTTTTTCATCTAACGTAGACAGAACATCTGCAATATTCTTGGATTCATTCAGAGATTTAAGAATAGTAAATGAATCTAGTTTTTCCTGAATATAATTCTCGTACCAGTCTTCAGGTTCTTCTGCCATATCATCTTCGGGTTTAACGTACCCCATAAATCGGGCGAGAACTTCACTATCTTCGTAGTATAAGGAGAAAAACTTACGTAGAAAATCAGGTAGTTCCATTGTGACTTGAACCTGTTGCATTTTCTCAATAGCTTCTTTACTAAACTTATTAGCCTTTAGAACCAGTGCATAATCTGCACCATTTGCTGGTCCACCAACTTCAGGAGAAACTAAAGCAATATGACTAGTCTCTGAACTAAAATCAATATTGGTTAGTTTCCTTTTTGTTTTTCTTACTGTTGTCATTTGATTCCTTTATTCTGTGTCATCTAGTTCTTCTACTTCAGCCATAGCTCCAATAGAAATACCGTTAACTTGACCTGATTTGACCATTTCCCAAAGATTATCATCCTTAACTTGGAGTGTCATTAACCAAGTACCTTTAGTTACAGCCTGAGAATTTAGTACCATATCAGCAGGAGCAATATACGATTCGATTACCTCGAAAGTATCTGTCATTGCCATGTGGAATAGATTTGCTCGTTGCAAAGAAGAATTAAAAGATTCTTTAGCTTTACGGACTTCTTCTGCTGATGTATAATCACCGTGAAGGTCAGTTGAATCTGGAAGCATAGCAACATAAGTTACTTGCTTCAATTCTTCGTTTAATGCTTTGGCGACTTGGACCTTAGTATTTGTTTTATTCATAATATCCTTTTAATATACGCCTTGTAGTAATTATACCATACAATTTACAGAAATACTAGTTAAATATTAATATAACGGTAATATTGTATGGTAATTATTTAAGTTACAGTAATAGGAGTTAGTATTGGAAATACTGCAACAGTAACAGAACCCGGTAAAGTACCAGTAGCTATACTTGTTTCATCATAATTTGGAGGGGCAAAGCTTCTGACTTTAACAGTACCACTAGGTACAGATGATAAAGTAATGACAATTTGATTACTAGTTACTGTTGCTGAACTTTGGGTTAGCAATGTAGTAAAATCATCATTACTGACTTCGTAACCTGTCAATGCTGAACCTGTTATACCTGATGTACCGTTTAGATCAATACTCAAAGTTATTACAGCACCCACTCTTGACGCTCCAGTCACCAGTGGTCCTCTACCATCATAGGCTATGGAACCAAAAGCTCTTCGTGCAATTGTCAATCCTGATAAATATGACCATTTAGTACTACCTACTGCAGTAAAATGCAATGAATCAGTCATCGGTATACCAACAGAGTGAGTGGCTGTCCAAACATCTGTACCGTTTTCTAAATCATTTAATAACTTACGAACAGTAGAAGATCGTAATGTTGTAGTTGAGTTATTTGTAACAGCAGTATCTTTACCTATAATACGATTGAATGTTTTTACATTAGTATTACCACCGATAGATTTAAAACCTGCAATCAATGAGGCATAATCAGTTACATAATTCGTATAACTACTAGATGATAAAGCCTCAGCTTCACCTTGACTCCATAAAACAATTTCAAAATAACCACCAATTTCATTTACAAAAGAAACAAAAGAGGTCCAGTTAGCTGTACCGGGTTTAAGTGTATCCAATGCATTAGATGCAAAACCAGCAGCAGCAACACCAACAGGAATACCTGTAGCATCACTCAGACTTTTGGCTAATCCAACCATGTTAGGTTGTAGTGCTAAAGCTTGTGGAGTAAGTTCATTCATCCATCGTCTAAAAGTTGATCCTACGTATAATGCAAAACCATTAAATCCAGATATTTTATCATTACCACCATATCCTGCACTACCACCATTTCCACTAAGATTAACAGCGTTAGATTGACCATACGCTACAACTAGAATACCAACTGAAAAATGATTAGGTGTAAATACCCTAGTTTGGTTATCTGCACCAGTCCATCCAATGTCTATATAATAAGGGCCACCAGTTGCAACAGTAATATCTCCTGAAAATGTTCCAGACCCAAATGTTGGATTATAAACTGCCCAATCTTTTACAACAGCACCAGTGCTTCTAGTTCTTAACCTGTATGCCCAAGAAACAGGAGTACCTGTATATGTACCTGTAAATGTAATTGTTCTATTATTCGTAGATGTATTACGTCCATAAAATTCCAGAGGATCATTTACATATAAATTTATATCTTCTACTTTCATAGAATTTGCTAGAATTAATGGATAGAAACAATGACGTAGACCAGCAGAACCAGTTCTAATAGCTGGAGAACCTACTGCAAATTTCTTATCAGGAAACAAAGCTGTTGCATCTGTATACAATTGATCAGGTACTCTTAGAAGCATAGTAGCTTCAGTTGCACCTACTCTACAGCGTACTCTATCTCCGATTATTTCAAAACTTGCAAAACCAGATGTTGGTAAACCAGTATATCTGAATATTTCCGTATCTGCACCAGAATTTGTTCTGTATATTCTAAACTGCATTACACCACCAGATATACTAAAAGCAGAAACGGAAAGATAATTTGTTGTATCTTGCCATGCTAACAGTACTCTCTGATCATACCACTGATAAGGTGTGGCACTGTTTGATAAAGAACCACCTTGTTGACTATAATCATATTCAAAAGTAATCTTTCGTGGTGTTGATGGTGCAGGTGTTAACTGAAAACCATAAGGTGCTTCACCGTTACTTCCTGTATTCATTCTAAACATACCATCTGCAGATTTTACCTTGTCAGCTTTGACAGTATCTCCTGCTCTTGTCCAACCAGATCGTCCAGTTAAACTAGTATTTGTACTATCTGCAGTATCAAAGAACAATGGTGATAATTCTGTTACTGATAAAGACGTTATACCACTGCTCTTTGATATATTTAAACCTAAGTTAATACCTAGTTTCATATAATAACCTTTAAATAAAAGCTACAATATTACTAGCAGTAGTACCGACAGCGTTTACACGTTTAATATAAAATGGACCTAGAGTGCTACCTGCATTGACATTGCTGAAAGTAACAACAGAATCATCAACGTTTACAACAGCTACATTTCCGGCAGTACCTACATATAATTGCCTTACTTCTTGTGAGAAGTTGTTACTTGCGTGAGGTGTTACCGCAAATACTAAAGGAGAAGGTGATTGATCTTGAGTTGACATATTATTTCCTTGTTTATAATTTAATTGAAGCCTGATAATTCAGGCTCCGTTTATCCAGCAGTAAGTGTTACTTTATTCCCAGTAACTATCAAACGATGCAACAAAAGTTATTGCACCAGTGGTGGTTACAGTTCCAATATTTCTAGCAATAATAGCAACAAACTCTCCGGGTCTAACCACGATTGGAGACTGTACAGATAACCTAGCTCCTGATCCAGTTGTACCAACAGCAGCAGTAGCTGGATAACTTTCAATTCCAAGTGCAGCAATTCTTGGTGCATGTGTTGTGTTGTTAGCAAACGATGCAGATTCAGCCGTAGCTAAACTAAGTGCAGTGTGTCCGAAAGCTACTGCAAATGCATAGATTACTGGACCACCCGCTAATACTACAGAAACAGCACCTTTAATTTCTACACCTGTTATAACTAAATTACGCCCTGCGATATTAACAGTAGGCGCAGGATTTTGGTAGCTAAACATGATACCATCACTATTTGCTGCCAGAGTAGGTAATACAGCACAAATACCACCTAGTCCAGTGAAAGCGGCTGTTGTGTTTGTTAATGCAACGGCTGTAGGTGCAGCATTATTACCCCACAATGCTGTTTTACCTTGAGTATGTCCGTTCTGACCAACATATCCAGATTTACCAGCTAATGCACGGGCAACTCGCCAGTCTTTATTTGTATTAATATCCATCTGACTTACAGTTACATCAGATACCCTCATAGTATTAGTATTAGATACTGTACCTGTACATAACTTTTGCATAAATACTGGTAGGGCACCTTGCATGAATGGTTGACCAACACCTTGAGGAATTGGTACAGAAGCAAGTAACTCGTCATCTTTCCAAACATCGATTGCATCGTTACCTAGAACCATACAGTAATGATATAGAGAACCTATTTCTATATCATCATGGAGTTCTAGTATTCCAGATGGTGTACTATTACCATTGTATCGTTGTTGGAGAATTAAACCTGCACTAGAGAATTGTAACCATACACCATCTGTAGGTTCAGTACCTGCTACAGTGGCATTACCCATACCACATAAAAACTGTTCATTAGCCACTAGCGAAGTACTGAATTTTCCAAGGTGAAATTCTACGGAAAGTGGGGAAGCACCATATAGTGCAACATACTGATACGAACGATATAATGCACCGTGAGTAATTGCAGTACCTTGTACAGTACCAAAATTTATAGTACCTGCTCCCGGTTGGGAAGCTGTCATTGTGGAGTTAGTGTAAAACCATTTGGTTGTATTTTGAGTCAATCCGTTAAAATTGTCATCAAAAATAATAGTATCCATACCTACACGTAATCGGTAGTCTGGAGAAGTTTCAGGAGATTTAAGATAAGCAGTACCTGTTTTTGTTCCAGCATCATTTTCACTAAATAACCTAAAAGCCCCCACATTTCCGGGGTTAGCCGCAACATCAGTTTCTGGTACAACTTTTAATTGTCTAGAAGCATTTACATCTGCTCCTGCACCACTTACTGCGCCTATAATATTTGATTCCAAAGCCATGAGTATTCCTTAATTAATCCAGTTATATTGAACAACCCATGTACCAACTAGTTTATGTACAGAGCGTGCGTAAATTGTGAAACCTGTAGCGTTAACAGGTGTGCTTGCTGTGAGTGAGCAAAATTGTAAGAACCATTTATGGTCCGAAGCTGTGTGATTACCGCTTGTAGAATCAGCGTTAACTCCAAGATTAACTTTAGCTGTACTTAGTATTTCTGTCTGTGAACCAACTACAACAGAAGCTTCGTTTGATCCTGAACCAAAATCAAGAGTTACTGTTCCAGAACCTGATGTTACACTGCCACCAGAAGGAGTTAAATCTTTAATACTGTTATCAGTGTGCTTAGTAAATAACTTACCATCAAAAGTATTAACCGCTAATTCACCTACTTCTAAATCTGCAGCAATAGGTACTGCACTGGCTGTACTTGAATGTTTAGTTATTACTTTTGGCATTTTAGTAAGTTCCGCAGTCGATTGTTCCTACAGCTAAAGTAACGAAAGCATTACCAGCATCTTTAGTCATTTGCATTGAAGTATTCATTCTAATAATACCGTCAGTACCATCAGTACCCCAAAGATAACCACCAGTACCACCAGATACTACAGCTACTAGTTCATCTGTACTTGCTGCTGGAATATTGAGAGAAGCTTTAAATGAATCTACAGTAATCTTCTTTTCTTTTTGCCCAGTACCACTTGAGTCATGAATAATAAGTAAATCAGATGCTCCGTCAACACTAGCTAATGTGGTCAGATCATCGATAGCTGGTACAATAGTAAGTTTATTAGTAGCATCTGTAGCTACATGTAATGTACCTCTATCGGTAGTAACGTGGGCTTCACCAGCCAACATCCCACTTGTTGGTAAATTAGCCTTTAAGCCGCGTTTTAATTGAATTCTCGCCATTTCATTTCCTCAATTGAAGGTTCCACCGTCTAGGTTATCTACTACTGTTGGAGAATTAATCCATTCTCCAGATTCATACTTAAGAATATCTCCGTCCACTGGATTGGAGATATTTACATCATTCATTTGAGATAGTGCTGTAATTGGACTATTTACCACAACTTCACTTGTAGTAGGAACTACGGTTACTGTTTTAGTATTAGGTCTTACTACTACAATCATAATCTGCTCACAGTCTGATGAATAGTAACCGTTCCATAGATTATCTTAACTTTTTCACCAGTAGGTTTAGTTTGGATTAGATCATAAAAGCCTTTGCTGATTACTAGTTTATCAGTTTCAACTGGTGGTAATTTGATATCAATCACTCCAAGTAAAGGAGTGACTTCCAACATACCGTTAGAACTAGTAGCAGATACTCTATAATCAGTAGAGAAAGTGTAATCCCTGATTTGCATCAGGAATGTACTACCTGTTAAATCTTCAGCAACACCTAGATCAGTCTTAATCTCTACGGTTTCATTAAAGGTTAAACCTTTATCTATAGTTATGTTATATTCCATATTTAACCTGTGTTTGTTTTAATCATATTAATTTAGCCTCAGTTATGTTAATTCTAATCAAGATATCTCCAAGTAAATCCTCGGTGCTTCTTTCTTTTATGTTGACAAACTTTTGAAATACATGAGTGATCACCTTGAACGTCTTCTGCAGCTTCAATTAAACTATCATATATAATGTTTGTTTCAACACAAAGAACCTTTTTCTTTTGTAAAAGTGCAGTTCTACGCCGTGCCTCCCATTGTAAAGGTGTTAAAGGTACTCCTAATTTAGAGAGTGACATATTTAAACGAGCTTCTGCAGTATGAACTCTACCTGTATTAGAAATCGAACATTTCAATCTTCGTTCAGGACTGTGGTATTGTTTCTTAGATATCTCAGAAATTTTACGTCTATGTTCATCTGTAAAAACATATCCAACAACCCCATCCCCACCTTCTGTTAAATTAGTGAGAGTACCTGTATTAAGGTCTTGTCTACCGTAAAGCAAAATGAGTTTCTTTTCTAAAATAAATGCTTCATTGTCAGTAAGAGAATTCGCAACTATTTCACAGTAAACTCCATGTTTTGTAGCTGTGTTCTTCCAGTGTTTACTTCTCGTAGAGATTACACTCCACCTGTGATTTCGACCTTTACCTACATAGAATACAGTACCATCCGTTATCTTTTTATGCACATAGATGTAGCATTCCTTAAGAGGTACTACAAAATTCTTTTCTATCTTTATCATTTCATTCCTTAGTTATGGAAAGTTACTTGTAGAAACAAAAGCAGGACAGGTAACTAATCTGTCTTTTCGGGTAAGTTAATTACTTCCTACCCTAGCTTTGTTTGTTCATTTAGACGTTTTCTAAGTTATTACTAGAAGTGTCTTCTCCCGAAACTGTAGTGCTTGTGCCGATTCCCGTGGGTGACTTCATCCCTTCACCTGATTTAGAAGTATTTCCCGTCAACAGTTCTTGTTGCGGTTCTAGATCAACAGGTAATGGATCAATTCCAACAGATTCACGTACAGCATTAAGTACTTCGCGGTCAAGTTCAAGTAAACCTGTACTAGAATATCTTTGATATGCTTTTGATACTGATTCAAGATCAACGTCCTGAATACCATCAAAGTCTAAAGTTCCTGCTCGGTCAACGCGCCAGCCATTGAGTGAATACGTTTGTTGAATTAACTCTTTGTTTAGTACTTCGGCAATAACTTTAATCATCGCTTCAGCAGCTAAACCAGTCATACTATTCTTAAGTGAACCTAATGCAAACGAACCCACTTGGGACTGACCGATTTGATTAATTTCTGAGAATAAAGATGTTACAATTAAGTTCTTGTAGTAATCCTTAATCTTATTCAGATCGAATGCTTTCTTACCATCCATTGAAAGTAATTCAAGTTTAAACAAAGGTTGTTTTGAAACTTCATCGTAAGCCAACGGAAGTAGAAACGCTGTCTGCTGATTCATCTGTAGATTACGTAGAGCATTCTCATAATAAGCCTTGATAGCTTTCTGAGAAGGACTAGCATCTTCACTTAAATACTGTGGAGGGATACTCAATACTGGAATACCAGATACATCCTTAGATACGGAGGTAGCTTCTAGGTCTTCTAAGGCTGTTAGGAAGCGCCAAGCAAGATAAGCATCCCTTAGTGGTGATTTACCGAAAGGATCACCCCTGTGCTTACCTGATCGAAACAACATAATCTTTGATCTAGGTAAAACAACTTCTTTACTTTCCCTACCACTGAATCGGTTGTATTGATCAGAGATACCAGAAAGATTTTGCTTAACACCAAGGATATCATTACCGTCTGGACTGAAGATGAACTTTTCAATAGTTTCTTGAGCACGAATAGGTAGTTTCTTCCAACCGATAACACCATCATTATATTTGCTACCATTTGAGGTATAACGCTTACGGTATACTTTCTCATGTACGGAGAAACCAAACATATTCATTGATAATACATCACGAATAAACTCAGGCCATGTACCTTCCATATCATGCATCATTTCTTCGACAATTTTACACTGCCGTTTTTCTTCTTCAGATGCATCTTTTGGAGGAACCATGTTCCATTTGGCTTTACCTACGATATTATCGAACAATGTAAGCGCAGAATTAATTGCACTATGTGCGCTCATCTTTTTATATGTGATGATACTCTGAGGAAAGTTCAGTTCAGAACGAAGATCAGACTCCGTTACTCCACCAAAAACACTCAAACCTAAGTTACCCATCTCTGAAAGTCGGAACCTATCTGGTTG